CAGAAATTCTCAAGATTCCGGTGCAAGAGATTCCAATGGCCGGCGACTTAGATGCAGCACCAGCGAAGTCAAGAACAGCGCACAGCATTGAAGGCGACACATGGATCCTCGGGCCGCATCGCCTCGTTGTTGGAGATTCAACAAACGCAGAAATTCTAAACAAGGCACTCGGCGGCAAACTTGCAGATTGCATCTTTACTGATCCGCCATACAACGTCGCATACACCGGCGGAACAAATGAGAACCTAACAATTCAGAACGACTCGATGAGTGACTTAGAATTTGAATCGTTTCTTCTTGCAACTTACGGAGCAATGTATGCAAACGCGAAAGACGGATGCCCAATTTATGTCTGCCACGCAGATGGAAGCAGCGTCACATTCAGATCAGCGTTCAAGACTTCCGGATTTATGCTCAAGCAAATTCTTATCTGGGTGAAAGACAACTTCACACTCAGCCGCCAAGATTACAACTGGCAGCACGAACCAATCATCTACGGATGGAAACCAGGAGCAGCACATCCCTGGTTCGGCCCATTCAACGACTCAACCGTTCTAGACTTTGCAACGAAAGACTTGGACACATTGAGCAAGACAGAACTCGTAAAGATAATCGAGACAGCAAGAGAGTCATCAACAATCATCCGCGAGCCACGTCCACGCAGAAATTCAGAACATCCGACCATGAAGCCCATCAACCTAATCACTCGAATATTGAGCAACTCGGCGAATCGTGATTCGGTTGTTCTGGATCCATTTGGCGGATCAGGATCCACTCTGGTCGCAGCTCACACACTCGGAATGACGGCAGCACTTGTCGAATTAGATCCGATATACGCAGACGTTATATGCAAGCGCTGGCAAGAACTGACTGGAATTCTTCCAATCAATGAACTCACCGGCAAACCTTACGATTTCATAGGAAGCGACAATGCCTAATCCCCCTAAGCCAATTGAGCAGAAGCGCAAACTTGGTAACCCAGGAAAGCGACCACTTCCAGAGAAGGCAAACCTGATCGCATTACCAATGGCGAAAGAAACACCAGAACCACTTCGACCACTTGGATCAGAAGGACAAAATATGTGGGAGAGAATCTGGCAAGCAGGACGCGCATGGATTTCTCCAACCACAGACATCGAACACGTGATGATCCTCTGCGAAACAATGGATGAACGCGTTCAACTTCGAGCGATAGTTTTCAGAGGTGGAGAATGGCGCGACCGCGTAGCACTTCGTCACCTTGATCATCAAATAACTGCAATGCTTTCCTTGATCGCATTCAACCCGGTCGAGCGTTCACGTCTTGGACTTGCAGAAGTGCAGGCACAGACACGCATTCAGGAATTGATGACGCGATCACGTGGCTAAGAAAAAAATACAATCATGGCCGCCGCGTTGGATGACGCCGGTGGCTATTGCAGATCGCAAACGCGGCGACGGTTCACTTTATGCAGAATTCGCTGAAGCGGTTTGCAGAGTAACGAAAGATTCTGTCGCAGCACCAGCCGGAGAACTTTTACATCTTCGCGATTGGCAGAAGGAACTTCTCAACCACGCACTAGCACGCAGGCCAGATGGCAGAATGAAACACAGAGTCGCCCTGATTGGAATGGCACGCAAGAACGGAAAGTCCGCGCTCGCAGCTTCAATGGGATTATCGGCTCTCACACTTGGCGGCAACGGTTCCGAAATTTATTCATGCGCAGCAGATCGAGATCAGGCTCGCATCGTATTTGGAACAGCAAAGCGCATGGTTGAACTCGACCCGGAACTTTCCTCGATGTTTACCCTTTACCGCGACGTAATCGAATACAAAGATAAAGGATCCGTTTACCGCGCACTTTCAGCAGAGGCATACACGAAAGAAGGACTCAACCCTTCACCGATCGTAATCTTTGACGAAGTACATGCGCAGCCAAACCGCGAACTCTGGGATGTTATGTCGCTTGCAGGCGGCGCACGATCCGATTCACTTCTCCTCGGCATAACGACAGCAGGAGTAAAGACGCAAGCAAACGGCCAGGACAGCCTCGCCTATTCGTTATATCAATACGGCCAGAAGATCGTAAAGGGCGAACTTGTAGATCCGTCGTTCTTCTTTGCCTGGTGGGAACCAAAGAACCCAGAAGCAGATCACAGAGACAAGCAACTCTGGATTGAATCAAACCCAGGCTTCGCAGATATCGTTGACGCGGAAGATTTCGAGAGTGCAGTCTTGAGAACACCAGAGGCAGAATTTAGAACGAAGAGAACAAACTGCTTCGTATCAACAGCAACCGCCTGGCTTCCAACCGGATCATGGGAAGCCTTGATCGACACAGAGAGAACGCCAGAACCAGGCGAAGATGTAATTCTTGCATTCGATGGAGCGTTCTCAAACGACAGCACCGCGCTAATTGCCTGGCTGCTTGGCGGAGACAAACCGCATCTCATGGTTGTAGGAATCTGGGAAAGACCAGACGATGCAGAACAGGGATGGCACGTGCCGGTCGCCGAAGTAGAGCAGACAATTATCGACACATTCAGAAATAGCAACTTCCAAACCAAAGAGATCGTCTTCGATCCGGCGCGATGGCAGCGCACATTCATGGTTCTAGATGAGCAAGGAATGCCAGTCGTTTCTTATCCGAACAGCGCAGAGCGAATGGTTCCAGCAACACAAAAATTCTACGAAGCAGTAGTAAATCAAAGTTTCACTCACGATGGCGATGAAAGAATGGCAAGGCACATAACAAACTGCGTCACGAAACAATCATCTCGGGGCGTTATGGTTGCGAAAGCAAGCTCGAAGCGTAAAGTCGATGCGGCCGTAGCAGCAATCTTCGGATATGACAGAGCAACGCAACCAGCAGAAGCAAAGCCACCAGTGGCTCGATTCTTCTCGGTTCAACTTTAGGAGAGCAATGAAAAAAATAGATTTCTCACTCGTAGCAGAAGTGACTGGCGTAGCATTGGCGACGATAGGAATCGGAATGCTTTCCCTTCCGATCGCATTAATTGTTCTAGGAACATTTCTAGTATGGATAACAGAAAAGGCTAACTGATGAGTCTATCGAAGCGAATCAAAGCAGCAGAGCAGAAGCGCACAAACAATAGCCAATGGGTCGAACCACTTATCCCTGGCCGCCCTGCTTACATGGCCCCATCTGGAATCGATGTAAATGCAGACTCTGCAATTCGCATGTCCACAGTTTATGCCTGCGTAAGATTGCTCGGCGATACAATTTCCTCGTTGCCACTTGCAGCATACGTCCGACGCGGCAGAAACAGAATCTCATATGCCAGTGTTTACGGATCGCAACCAGCCTGGATCAACAAACCAAATCCAGAAGCATCGCGCCTAGAGTTTTATGAGCAGATAATCGCTTCACTTAATATTCATGGCAACGCATTCATCCTCACCGTTCGTGATGACATGGACGAAGTCCAAGAAGTTTATTGCGTACACCCAGACGACGTTCGCATTGAACGCCCACGTCCAGGAGAACCAATCATCTACAAGATGAGAGATGAAGACGGAATCTACTCGCGCATTTTAACGTCACGCGAAATGAAACACATTCCACTTTTCAGACTTCCCGGTTCGCTTTATGGCCTCGGCCCAATTGCAGCAGCTCGACTCACGATCGGCGCAGCAATGGCAGCAGACACATACGCAGCCGCCTACTTCGGCAACGCAGCAAATCCAGGCGGCGTCATTGAAGTGCCGGGCGAATTAACAGAAGAGCAGGCAGGCGACATCGGCCGCGATTGGAACATCACTCACACAGGGCCGTATCGCGCAGGCAAAATCGGAATCCTTTCAGGCGGCGCACAATTTAGACCGCTGACACTTAACGCCGCTGACGCGCAGCTCTTAGAAGCCAGAAGATTCAACGTTGAAGACATCGCTCGATTATTCCGAGTCCCAATCAGCCTGCTAGGACACCCAGTAGCAGGAGCGATGTCATTTGCAAGTGTTGAAGCGCAGAACCTTTCATTCGTGCAGCATTCACTTCGCCCATTATTGGAACGAATTGAACAATCAATGTCCGAATTACTTCCAGAGCCTGACGGTTTCATTAAATTCAATCTTGATGCATTGCTTCGTGGAACCACACTCGAGCGCTTCGATGCATACACAAAGGGCCTCCGCGAAGGCTTCCTATCACTTAACGACGTCCGCGCCGTTGAAGATTTAGCACCACTCGGAGAAGCCGGCGATCAATTCAGAGTGCCATTGCAGAACATCGATGCAGCAGATGCACCAGATGTAGGACTCAAACTTCGAGCAGAGATAGCCTCAATGTTGATCCAGGTCGGCTTCGATCCAAATGCCGTAACAGAAGCCATCGGATTACCAGCAATGACTCACACAGGAGTCCCAAGTACGCAATTGCAGCCAGTGGCCACTATTGATCCAGCAGATCCGGCAGCAGTTTATGGAGTGGACTAAATGCCATATTTCATAAGCGACAAGCAGAGCGATTGCGCTGGATGGGCAACCGTCAAAGAAGAAACAAATGGCACTTACACCACAATCGGATGCCACGAAAATAAGCAAGACGCCATAGATCAGATGGTGGCAGTTTCGATCGCAGAAGACATGCAACCAGGCGGCGAAGTAAATAAGCGAGAACTTCCGGATAATTACAGGCCAGCACTTTCAGAAGATGTGCCAGAAGGAAGAGCGTGCGGAAATTGCTTATTCTATAACGAAGAGAAGCAAAATCCAGAAGGAACCAAAGCATGGTGCGAGCGCTGGAATGATTATGTAGATGGAGCCTATTACTGCAACGCATGGCAACCACAAATAAACAGCAGACAAGTCGACCTAAGTGTTCCTCAATTTATTCAAGCAAACGCCAAACGCGGTCTTGAATATTTAGCAGAAGGTTATGGCGGCGACGGTCTCACAGAAGGAACGAAGCGAGCAGCTCGCGAAATGGCAGCAGGCAATATCACCGAAAATAAGATCAGGAAAATGGCCCCCTGGTTTGCAAGGCACAAAGTCGACGGCCAAGCACCGAAGAACAGCAACCCATCCGATCCCGGATACCCAGGCGCAGGATTAGTCGCCTGGCTCTTATGGGGCGGAGATTCCAACTTCAGCGACCGAGCACAAAACTGGGCGCAGAGAAAAATAGACGCACTCGACGCAGAAGCAGACTCAAGGAGAAAAATGAAAAAAATCGAACGCCGCACCTTCACGATCAAGAACGTAGAAGCACGCCAGGCAGAAGACGGAACCATGCGCCTGTCTGGATACGCAGCCGTATTCAACGACGACAGCGTGCCGCTTCCATTCATTGAACGGATCGCACCCGGCGCATTTCGCAAGACGCTAACCGAAACACCAGATGTGCGCCTCTTGATCAATCACGAAGGCCTACCTTTAGCACGCACAAAGAACGAAACGCTTCGTCTTAAAGAAGATGAAATTGGACTTTATATGGATGCAGATCTACCAGACACGCAAGCAGCTCGCGATCTTTACACACTCGTCGAGCGCGGTGACGTTGATCAGATGAGCTTCGCATTTCGAGTGATCCGCCAGAAGTGGAACGAAGGAAGAACCGAGCGCACTCTTACAGAATTATCGCTGGCAGATGGTGACGTTTCAGTCGTTACTTATCCAGCATATCCAACTACCACAGTCGAAGCCAGAGAACAGATCGCAGCAGCTCGACAGGCCATCAAAGAAGGACGCGAGATCACTGGCGAAAGTCTGATTGTAATTCAGGCCATCCTCGACAAGATCGATGAATCATACGAATATCTTGGCGAAGGAAAATCAATGCTTGAAACCGTTCTCGGAATTGAATCAGAAACAGAAATTGAAATTGACGAAGAGATACCAGCCGAAGAGCCAATGATTGAAGATGCATCGCCTCGATCCATTTCACTTCGACTCGCAAAAGCAATCATAAACAATACCAACTAGAATTCTGCTGGAATCAGCAGATACAAAGCCGGAGCGCCTCTCGCACCCAACATGCGCCGCGAGATTAAGTGACACCACTTTGATCCAAACCCTAATCAGAAGGAGATCAACACATGTCAAAGTCTTTCCTTGATAAGTTGATCGAGCGTCGTGATGCAGTTAAGTCAGAGATGGACGCAGTTCTCGAAGCAGTAGCAGAAGAGAACCGCACTGACCTAACAGAAGAGGAAACCACAAAGGTGGATACACTCGTAGAAGAATCACGCTCACTCGACACAAAGATCGAAAAGATGAAAGCACAAGCAGATGCAGATGCAAAGGCATCAGAAATCCGCTCAGCAGTTTCAGATGTTGTAATGCCACGCTCTACAGGCGGCGCAACAGTTACACGCGAAGAACGCACATACTCAGCAAACTCAGGTGCATCATTCGTGAAGGACGCATTCAATGCGCAATTCGCAAATGACTACGCAGCAAACGAGCGCCTCGCACGCCACATGCGTGAAGAGTCAATCGAGCGCCGCGATGTTGGAACAGCACAGTTCGAAGGTCTTGTAATTCCACAATACCTCGTCGACCTTGCAGCTCCATACGCACGCGCAGGCCGCCCATTCGCAGATGCAGCAACAAACAAGATGACACTTCCACCATCAGGCATGACACTAAACATCAGCCGCATGACAACAGGATCATCAACAGCCGTACAGGTAACACAGAACGACGCAGTATCAGAAACAGATGTGGATGACACACTGCTCACAATCAATGTTCGTACAATCGCAGGCCAGCAAGATATTTCTCGCCAGGCTCTAGAGCGCGGAACAGGCATCGACACATTCGTGATTGCTGACTTGATCAAGTCATGGCACACCACACTCGACTCACAGATCCTTAATGGCGCAGGCACAGCCGGCACAATCAAGGGCCTACGTAACTCAGGTGGCAACGCCGTAACATTCACATCAACAGCGCCAACAGTCGGATTGCTTTATCCAAAGCTTGCTGACGCAATTCAGCAGATCCAGACAAACGCATTCGTTTCACCTACACATTGGGTGGTTCATCCACGCCGCCTAGCCTTCTTGCTTGCAGCAGTAGACAGCACAAACCGTCCACTTGTTGTACCAGCAGCAAATGGCGCAATGAATGCAGTAGGCGTCGGCGGAGCACCAGCATACGGAAACTCCGGATACCAGATGCTCGGACTTCCAATTGTTACTGATGCAAACATCGGCACAACATACGGAACAACAACAAACCAAGATGAAATCTATTGCGTAACAGCAAGCGAATCTCATCTGTGGGAACAACCAGGATCACCATTCGCTCTTCGTTTTGATGCGACTGGCGCTGGCAATCTCACAATCA